TCGAAATTGCTCATATCCATACTCTCGGTTAGAATCCAGGAAATTCAAAAAGAATAGCTTATCGATTTCTGATTGCAATTCTTTTCGAATCTTCACATCTTCAAAAGGAATTTGAAGAACCTTCAAAAAGGATAGTGAAGGAAGATCCCGGAGTTTCTGACCGAGAAATAAATCTCTCATTGTAGGATTAGAATGTAGACGTTTCCGAACCTTTTCTAACTGAGGAATACCAATGAAATCTTCATGATATTCAACAGTAGAAACAGGTTCATTGAACTGTCGGTCCATATCCTCAATGAGTGATTGACTCAAACTCTCGTCAGAGAGATAAGGAATAGAGATGCAACCTTTTTCTGGTTCGATCCGTTTAAACAGATCATGGAGATAGATAAGAATATTTGTACGTTGTGTACGTACATCCTTTTCTTTCTCACCCCAGTTTAGGGCCAAACCTCCATGGCTCACGGGTACACTAATATCACGGACAGTACGAGACAATTTAGACCGATTAATGGTCTTAAATAGAATCTTGACTTCTTCCGTGGGTGTATCCGAAAGCATCAATTCCAAGTCCCTCAGACATTCTCCAAGAATTTCTGTTCGACGATCAAGAACTCTTTGTTTACCCGAATTTAGAACTTTACCTCCATAAATCAGTTGGGAGTTAACAGTTCCGAATTCAGAATGTACATAATTCTTTCCTAGGGAAAGGGAGAGCCCGAATTCTTCGGCTTTCTTTTTCCAAATAGGATAGGAATCATGCGGGGCTCGCATCAGGATGTCATCACCATTAATAAGATATTTATGGGATGGCACTCCAGCGGCCTGTGCGGTACAATCATTAAGTAAACAGAGAAGAGGGAAGGACAGAAGAGATCCCATCAATTGGCCACTTTCCTGCAATACTGGATCAAGATTTGATTCAGCAGGATAGACCAGGAGATGAGGAGAAATCTCTTTCATTGCCCACCTTTTCGTAGGTTCATGATCAATGGACTCAAGGATACCTTCCAAAAGAGCCTTAGTGGCTTCAATTGGAAAGGAATCTGTTGCTGCGGTATAATCACCCGATATCCAGACATCATTAGGATTTGAACTATTATAAATCCTTTCGATAGCCGGATCTAGGTTATTTGTACCATGGGTTAAACAGAATTGTTTTTCCTTACCCAGGGCGTGCCACATAGCACGCTGTAAGGGTTTGAGGCAAAAACAAT